GATGTTAAAAAATATGGCGCTAATATAGGGTTTTGGGAACAGCCAAATGTGGATATAAGCAAAGGTTTTTTACCTCCGGGAACCGTACCTACAGTAACTCCTAAATCAGAGCAAAGAACTATATCTGGCGTTAAAGCTCCAGTGTCTGCTGTTCCTGATGATGTATTTATGGTATTTGCAAAATCACCAGCTAGTCAGGCTGAAATAATTAGTGCAACTAAGAAAAGATTCAATGGTTCCACCTTACCGGCTTATAGCACATTATCAGATGAAGATAAGGCAAGCGCACAAAAAAGTACATTGTATGATATAATTACAAAGGTAGACCAAACCGGATTTAATTTAGAAGGTGTACAAACTCCTAATGTAACAAGAGTTAATACTGGCGGCGGAGCCCCATCTAAAACTGTTGACTATGATTATATAACAAATATTCAAAAATCAATGAAGGGCAATGATGTTAACTCATTGACATCTCTTGCTGATAATTTAGCAGGTATGAGGGGTGGTAAATTTACTTATGAATCAGTAAAACCATATACAAGGCCAGATGGAACGATAACAGGTGTTGAATTTATTTTAAAGGATGAATATGGCGAACCTGTTACAAGGATACTAAAGCCTGATGCTTCAAATTTAAAAGCTCAACTTGTAGGTTTATATCAAGATATTGCTGGTAGTTCTACAAAAGCGGAAAAATCATTAGCAGCAGAACCTGCACCAAAATCTGTAACTTATAAAGTAGGTGGCAAATCTTACAGTAAATCAGATTTGAATAAAATGGGTTACACTGATGCCCAAATTGAACAAGCTATAAAATTAGGTACTATTAAAAAATAACAATGGCAGAAGAATTTGTAGACATAGAACAAAATGGTGACCCATTAGGTATTCTTTCTAAAAAAACAGTTTCTCCTAATGTTCAAGAAGCTGCTCCTGTAGATAGCGACCCATTGGGTATTTTAAAAAAAAAATCTACTCCTGTAGTATCTTCGGTTACACCATTACAATCACTAAGTCAGCCTGATTTTTTAAAGCAAGGCGCTTCGTTAGCTGATAATAGTTTCTTAAAAGAAATTAGTAAGTCGGTACCTAAAGGACCTGCAAAACCTGCTGCTCCAGAAGGTAAATGGTCAAATATTGTTCAAAACGTATTTGCTAATTTTGAAAAAGCGGGTACCGATTTAGCAGCAAATGCTACTACATTAGCAAAGGATGTTTACCAAGCTGCAAACCCTTTTGCTCCTAATATACCATCTACAGCTACAAAAGAAGAAAAAGCTACTCCTACTCCTTGGGAATTAGACCCATACGGTAATGTAATTAGAGGATTACATGGTAATCAAGAAAGAATGAAAGGGGTTATTGCAAATAATCCTTTACCAAATACATTCTGGGGTAAGGCGGTATCATCTGTTGCTAGTTTTGCTCCTGATATTGCAGCTACTGCTTTATTACCTGAAGCTAGATTGGCTGAAGGTGCGGGTTTTTTAGCTAAAGCTGGTAATCTATTGTTTAATCCTTTTACAAAATATATGACAGCTAAAGAGGGATTAGCTGGATATGGTGAGGCTAGAAAAGAAGGGAAAGGTATCGGAGAAGCTTCATTAGAAGGTGTAAAAGGTGCCGGCAAAGGTGCTGTTACGGGTATGGAAATGGCGCTTCTTGGAGCTGGTAGTAATTTAGCTACGAAATCAATAATGGCCAAAGCAGAGGCTGCTGGATTAACCGGCTTAAAAGGAATGGCTACAAAAGAGCTTGTTAATTTAGCTACAGATGTAGCTGCTTTTGGTTTAGTTAGCCCTTATGCTCATGCTGCATTTGAAGGTAGATTAGCTACTGCTGATGAAATAGCAAATGGAACAGGTGTTGCGGCTTTATTTAGATTAAAAGGTGGATTAGAAAATATAAAATCTAATGCAGAATTAAATAAGGCATTAGAGCAAACTCAAGCTTTTAAACAAGGTGTGGCTATATCAAATTTTGTGGATGCTACTCCTGAAAGCATTGTGGATGTGTATAATTCAAAAGGAAGTGCTGATGAGCTTCATTTAAAAGCATTAGAAGCTACTAAAAAAGCAAAAGAAACTACAGATTTACAAAAGAAGCAACAACTTGTAGCAGAAGCTATTACTTATACTAAAGCTTCAAATGTTAAGCAAGTTGCTGACATGATTATTAATAATAAGGATGGATTTGCTAATATAAAAGCAAGTGATTTGCCTGAAAGTGCTAAGAATGAATTTTTACAGAAAGCTGAAGAAATGAATAAGCTTTTGAATCCATTTGAAAAAGCAAAGACAGATTTAGATAATAAAATAAAAGAATCAGATGATTTGTTTGCTCAGTTTTCTCAGCAAGCGCAAGAATCTCAAGACCCTAATCAAAGAGCTGAATTTGAAGCTAAAGCAAGAGAGGCAAAAGATAATGCAGATAATTTCAGAAACCAATTAGCAGAAGTTAAATTTAATCAAAATAGACCTGATGTTAATGCCGGAAAAGAGCCTGTAGAGGAAGAAATTTCTGCTATAGTTGAAAAGCCTAGTGCAGAGCAGCAGGCAAAAGATTTGAGAGAAGGAAATTTAGTTACATTTACATATAAGTCTGAAGCAGAAGTTCCGGAAGTGTTTAAAGACAGGATATCATCAACTGGTGAAAATAAGGTTGGTTTGTTTGGCAAAAAAGAGAATTTTGTTAGAGTTACGGTTCCAAAATCTTTAGCTGATTATGAATTAAATAAATCTAAAATTACTCCTACAGAAGTTAAAGTAACAGAGGGAGCTATAGAAAAAGATGATAATGGTGATTTTGTTCCTAAGAAATTTACATTAAACAGAGCTGGAGAAAATCAAGCTCCAAATATACCAATTGAATCTATTAAAGAAGAATCATTTGGTGGAGAAATTCCTACTAATGTTAAGGAAATAAAGTTACTTGAAATAAGAGGAAGAAATGCTGAAGGAGAAACAGTAGGTTCTGTTTCAATTAAAATGAATGATGGGACAAGTAATGTATATGAGGTAAAATTTAATGATGAAAAATTATCTCCTTTAGAAGTTAAACCAACCGAAGTTAAAGTAACAGAAGAAGTTAAACCAACTGAAGTAAAGTCTGTAGAGCAATTAAGAGAGCAAGAGCAAGCTGAACTTGATTCTAAAATACCAAATGCAGAACAATATAGAGTAAATGGTAAAGTAGATAGAGCTAAGTTAACTAATGAAGAAGATATAAAGGCATTTGATGAAGTATATAATAAGTACGACAAGTTAATCTCTCCTTTATTAGAAAAGCCAGCAGAGAAAAAGATAACTGTTGAGTTATTATCATCGCAAGAGCCTCCTCAAAAAGAAGGGGAAACTATTGTTACTTTAAGTGGTAAAACAGAGGCGGAAAGACTTGCTTCTATTGAGCAAAGACAAAAAGATACTAAAGTTTCTGATAAAGTCGTATCAGATAATGAAATAGTTCAAGCTGCTGAATCTTATTTTAAGAAAAGTGGAAGTTATAAAAATAGCGCAGATGGTAGAGCTGAATTAAATAATTTAAGAATCAAAGCAAGGGAAAACGGGTTAACCATAGATACAGAAAGAGATGCTGTAACTAAGCCTAATAAAGCTGGCAGACCAAGAAAAGTTGTTTATAACAACAAGGCGGATGGTGATGCTGTTGTTGAGCCAAATTCTAAGACTTTAAGAGATAGAGATATAGAAACCCAAAAGGTTTATGAAGAACTTACGGATTCTGGAGTATTTTTAGATGTTGAATCTGAGTCTGGTAAAAGAATGAGTGCTGCTCAGGTTGAGGCTGCTATTAAAGATATTAATGAAGGTATACCGAGCAAGCGTGCGAATAAGTATTTAGATGCTTTAGAAAAGGGTATTAAAGAAGATGCTTTCCCTTTATATGATAAAGGAATGGGTGGGTTTGCTCCAAAACTAGCTGATATAAGAGCGCAATTAGGAGTTGAAAAAGAAGTTGTTGGTGAGCCAATGGATGAAGCTGCATTTAACAAATTCTTAGATGAAGAATCAAAACTTACCCCTGAAGAAGAACAAGACCTATTAGATAACGTAGAAAATTTACTTTATGAATACGAAACAACAGAAGCAGGACCTGAAGGAAAGGTTCAACCAACTGAAGCCGGAGCAAAAGAAGGAGTTCCTTCAGAGGCTCAACCGTCTGAACCTACTAAAAGCGAAAGACAGGCAGAATATGAAAAAATAAAATCCAATAAAAAGAAAAAGGATTTTGTAAGGAACAATTTACCTGAAGAATTAAAGCCGCTAGTTGATGAGCTAACAGATGCCCAAATGTCTGAAATAGTAGATAGTAATTTTGATTTAAAAACAATTAAAAATATACAAGATGCCGTACAAAAGCAAAGCGCAGCAGAAGTACTTCAACGTACACAAGAAGGAGCTGGAAGCACAGGGGGTGAACGTAAACGAATGGAACAAGGAGAGCAAGGGAATGAGCCTACCGGAACAGGTAAAGCCAAAACAGCAGAAGAAGCACAGCCCAAGGGTACTGAGGGCGGCGAAGTAATTGGTATTACTCATGAGCAATTAAATGAAGTAGCTCGTGAATTAGGATTTCCTGAATATGAAGCAAGTCCTGAAACTGTTGAGCAATGGGATAATGAAGCAAGAGAAAATTTAAAAAACCCAGAATATGCTAACAAGTTGATTGCTAAATATGAAAAAAATGAAATACCTAAGCCTAATGAGCAGAGGGCTATGTTGATGATATTATCTTCTGCAAAAGCAAAACTTAATGCAAATCCATCACCAGAGAATTTAGCTCAATTTAAAAGAATAATGGAGCTAAGTAATAATGTTGGTGGTAGGTTAGTTGGTCAATCATTAGTAGCTAGAAAAGGTATTAAGCAAGTGGAAGATACTTTACCAGACTTCTTATTAATGAGAGAGAATGATAGGGGTTATCCGTTTACTGAATCTGAAATAAAAGACCAAGCCAGAATATTTGAAGAACTTCAGAAAGAGAAAAATGCATTAAAAGAAGCATTGCAAAAAAGCGAAGAAGCTAATGCTAAATTAATTGCCGAAATGGGAGTTAATAAAGCTAAAGCTGCTGCTAGAAAAGCTGCAAAAAAGACAAAAGAAGAATATGTTATTGAGCGTAAAAAATCTATAGCTGACGCACGTGAAGCTTTGAAAAAATTGAGAACAGGGGAAGAAGGTGTTACTTCTGTAGCTGTCCCTTACTTGAGAGAATTAAAAGCTGTAGCGCCACACGTTAAGGATTACATAAAAAGCTTAGTAGAGGAAGGTGCTAATAAACTAGATGACATTGTAAATGATACTTATGCTGAATTTAAGGATATGGTAGTCGGCATGACTAAAAAAGATATATTAGATATTTTTAATGGAGAATATGATGAATCAAAGCCAAGAACAAGAAATCAAAAAGCAGAAGAATTAAGATTATTACAAAAAGAAGCTGCTTTATTAAAAGAGCTTGAAAATGTTAGAAAGGGAATTGAAAAGGAAAAGAATCCAGCTCAAAAGGTAAAAAAGAATGACAGGATATTAGAACTTGAAGATAAGATAAAAGAAGTAAAAAGACTTAATAAAGAAAGAGACCGTGTTCCTGAAGAATTTACTGAACCAGAATTTGCATCAAAAACTGAAGGTGAATTACTTGCTTCAAAAAGAAAGATGCTTACCAAAAGGATAGAAAAGCTTCAGGATGATATTAAGAACAAAAGATATTTGGAAGAAAAAGCTGCGCCTCCTAAACTAGAACTAGATAGAAAAACCCAATTATTGAAAGATAGGGTTATTAAGATGGAAAGGCAAATAGAAGCTGAAAGACAGAAAGATGCTTATAAAAAAATGAGCAAAACAGAAAAAGCTTTTGACCATATTAATCAAATAACAGGTATTAGAAGGGTTATGCAAACAACATTTGACTTATCAGTTACTTTACGTCAAGGTGTTATGCTTAGTTTAAATCCTAGAAAATGGAATATTTTTGCTAAAGCTTTTGGTAATGAAATAAAAAGTGCATTTAGTGATAAAAAGTTCAATAGTTTAATGTATGATATACATAATTCTAGTGAGTATAATAAAATGTTAGAAGATGGTATTAAGTTTAATGAACTCGACTCTTTAAAAAACGAAGAAAGAAACGAGGATTTCCAAAAAAGTTTTCTTTATGGAATTAAAGTACCTATTGTAAGGCAATTAATTACAGAACCATTGTTGGCATCTCAGAGAGCCGCTGATGGATTTTTGAATACGGCTAGATATGAATTGTATTTAAAATATGAAAAGCAATTATTGAAGCAAGGTATTACTAGACAATCTGACCCTGAAGCTTATAAAAAAATGGCAGACCTTGTTATGAATATGACTGGTCGTGGTAAATTAATTAGTTTCTTAGAATCTGGAAAAGCAAACAAGGTTATAAGTAATACATTTTATGGCGCTCGTTTAATGGCAGCTAATATAAATAGTTTAAATCCTGTTAAATATGCAACTTTACCAAAAGGTGTTAGAAAAGAAGTAATGAAAGATGTTTTATCTATTGTTACTACTACAACAGGAATTATGCTTGCCGCATCTGCCGCAGGAGCTACTGTAGAGTTGGACCCGGATAAGCCAGATTTTTTACAAATTAGATTTGGTAATAAAGTTTATGATATTACTGGAGGTAAGGCTGCTTATTTAAGGACATTCTTTAGAATAACATCTGCCTTATATTCAAGAATTACTGATAATAAATATACTTACGGTAAAAAACTTGAAAGAGCTGGTTCTTCATTAACTAACTTCTTTAGAAATAAATTAGCTCCTAATACTGGTTATGCGGTAAATGCAATATTAGGTAAAAATACTTTAAATCAAGATTTTGACCCTTATGAAATATTAGAAGCATACCCAATGTATGCAGATGATTTTGCATCAGCAATAAAAGATGAGGGCATTACTTCATTAGGTACTGTACTTGCTCCAAACATTTTAGGTACTGGTTATGGAAGTTACGCTACTCAGGCAAACAAAGAATCTTTAGAAACATCATTAGAAAGAATGTTAAATTCTGATGAAATGAATCCAGAGCTTATCAAAAATCATAAAGATGGTAATAGACCTATTAATGAAAAAGAATTTGATGATTTGGTTAAGCTAAGAGATTCTAATATAGAAAAAGAAATCAGAAAATTATATGATGGGAAGTCGAAATTTAATCTTACATTAGATAAGGGAAATGTGGTTACCAAGAAGGTTGAAGATATGACAGAGGAGGAAGTTAAGAAAGCTAAAAAGTCAATAGCTTCTGAAGCAACAAGATTGTCAAAAGAGCAACTGTTTGGTAAGGAAAAGAAAACGAGAGAGGAGAAAATGGAAGATAAAAGATTATCAAGAGCAAGAAAAAGATTTGACTAATGACGTTAGAAGATTTCAGAGAATTGACAGCAGACCTTGATGGTGACATAGAAATGTATATATTTGCAAACGACACGCTATTCCCTATATGTGTAGAGGATAGCGCTGTCTTAGACTTAACTAATGATAAAAGGCAAATCACTGTTGTTTCTCTAACCGCTTGCAATCACAATGATGAGGGGAAATATACGGTAGGTATGCCGGGAATAATACTAAATTAACACATGGAAACACTTGAAGAACTAAAACAAAAACTATTACTTTACGAGCAAAATGGAGCGGCTAAATTATTTTACGCTTTGAACCGTAAAGCTAATGAAATGGCTGACTTGTTAAATAAAACAAACTTATCTAGCCTACAGCTTGATGATAAGAACGACAAGACTTTTGAAAGGTTAAAGATTTTATGGAATGATAGCGCAAGTATATCAACTGCTATTAGGGATTTAGGTATATCTGCCGGTGTTACAGGTGATGAAGGAAAAGACGTTGCCAAGAAACCATTTGTAGAAACCATTGCTGAAAGCAGAAAATAATCTATGCAAGAAACCATAAAAATATACGGTTCGGAAATCATACTTCCGGAAAGACCCGATGCGTCAGAAATAGAGAATTGGGGTACAGATGACCCTAATGAACAATATTGGAGACGCAAAGAAATACCATCATTTTTATCACTTGTAGAATACGATAGTGAAGGTAATGCATTGTTAAATGCAGAACAGGCGGCTTATGCCAATAGAGAAGTTCTGAGATGCAAGAAAGGTTTTTGGTTTTATAACAATGGAATCCCAACATACGTAACAGGAAAGAATTACTTTTATTTAAGCTTTTGGAAGCTAGAGGATGACATTTATCCAGACTACAGGGATACAGATAGAAGATATTTTTTATTTTTGGACCATTGGGAAAGAACTCCTTGGTGTTTAGGTATAGTTAGAGGTAAGAAAAGACGTGAGGGTGCGACATCGGTTGCTACCTCTAATTTAGTTTATGAATGTATATTCTATAAAAATAGCTTCTGCGGTTTAACAAGTAAAACCCAAATAGATGCTAAGGCCGCATTTACAAACATGGTTTCATTTGGCTACAGGCAATTGCCAGTATTTTTAAAGCCTAAGCAATTAAATAATAAGGATAGCGTTAGTGAATTAGTATTTGCTCACAAGTCTGTGGAAGTTAGAGGGGCTAAAGGAAGTTTGGTAGATACAGATACAGGACATAGGTCTAGAATTGATTATAGAGCCCCTTCTTTGAACTCTTATGACTCAGGCCGACTAAGTAGAGGGTTGTTTGATGAGGGCGGAAAATGGGCTAAAGAAAATCCATTTTCTACATTTATATCAATTGTAAGTAAGACTCTTGTAAAAGGAGCTAAAAGGGTAGGTTTTATAGAATGTCCATCTACTTCAAACTCAATGACAAGTGGTGGTGAGGAATTTAAGAATGTATGGGATGGCGCAGACCATTTTAAGTATGCAAAGACCCCTAATAGATTAGTTAAGTATTTTGCTCCGGCTTATGACGGATACCTTGGATTTATTGATAAGTTCGGAATGAGTGTTATAAATGAGCCAACCGAAGAACAATATAAGTTCTTAGTTGAATATTATGTTGGAGCTGGTGATTTGGATGAAAGTGATATAAGATTAGGTGCTAAAAAATACCTTGAAGAAAAAAGAAAGCAATTAGAAGGTGTACAATTAGAGGAGGAAATAAGGATGAACCCTTTTGATGAAAGGGAAATGTTTATGCTCAGAAACAATAATTGTCACTTTGATGCCGTTGTATTGAATGACTTGTATGAACTAGCAAAGGTTAATGAAAGTTCGGCAGTTGAGTATGGTAATTATGTTTGGGAGAACGGAATACCTTTTACGAAAGCTATTTGGCATAAATGTGATAAAGAAAACGCTAGATGGCATAGGGCTAAGGACTTTAAAACCCCGGAAGAAACATACGAGAAAAGAGGTAGTTTGTTTATACCCAAGAACTATGTGCAGTTTGTAAGTGCGGTTGACCCCTTTCAGAACTCAGTAGTTGAATCAGGAGAAGGCTCTAAAGCAAGTAGTTTTGTAATGAATAGGTATGATAAAGGAGACAATGACCCTATATTTGATAGGATGCTTGTTTCAAAATACCATGCAAGACCTAAGATGGTAGAGCTTTTCCACATGGACATGGCACTGCAATGCTTTGCTTATGGAGGTCAATTATTAGTGGAGGCTAAAATGGATGGTGGTTTACGTAAGTTCTTTATTGATAATTATTTAGAAATGTTTTTAATGAAACTTCCAAATAAGGATACTTATGGTGTTGACCCAAATGCGGATAATAAAGCATTAATGGTAAACTTATGGGAACAGTATATACTTACAAGTGGCAAAGACGGAAAGATAATATATCCTAATTTGATAGATGATAAATATGATGGATTATTAAAGTTCAATGTGAACGATACAGAAGTATCGGATTTGGTAATGGGAGGAGGATGGACTTTATTTGCAGATTATTATAAAAAGGTTAACTTGAAAAAAGTAGAGAATAAAACTAAGCTATCTGATTTTTTTGCCATGAAACCAACACGCTAATGTGGACCGATTTTTTTGATAAAATACTTGTTATAAATCTTCCAAGCAGGACCGATAGGTTATTACAAATAGCAGAGGAGCTTTATAAATGGGGTATACCATACGAGTTAGTGAACGCAACTCCGCACGAAAACGGTGCAGAAGGATTGAGGATTACAGTTGAAAAGATATTTAGGGATGCTATTGCTGCTAATTTAAAATCTGTTTTGATATTTGAAGATGACGCAATGTTTGTAGATAGTTGCGGTAATCCAAATGATACAATGGAACAAGTTGTAAAACAATTACCTCCTACTTGGCAGTTATTGTACTTAGGGGCTCAATGTACAAATGGGTTCAAGGCAAAGCCATCAAGCAACTTACTTTTATTGGATATGGCATTTGCTACACACGCATGGGCTATATCACTTGATGGGATGAAAGAAATACTTTCAGCAGGTTTAGAGGCTCCCATAGATAACTCGGTAGTAAAGACCGTGCAACCTAGAGGACATACTTATATAACATATCCGCTGCTTTGTACGCAAAGACCGGGATATAGTGACATAGGTAGAACTGAAATAAATTGGCAGCCATTTATAGAGCAACGATATTATCAAAAATTTTCTGAATCAAATCTTTAAAAATGCAACAGATTAGTATTTGTATACCTACTTGGAATAGGGTAGAAATGACCCTGAATAGTTTTAAAAAAGTTTATAATGACGCTAGAATAGATACCATTGTAATAGTGGATGATGCTAGTGATATTGATGTTTATACTAGACTTAAAGAAGAATGTGATAAGCTAAGTAAGGTAAAGCTTTATAGAAATGTTACAAATCAAGACTGTTACGCTAACAAGTTCGTAGCTGTAAGCTATTCTCCTACAGATTACTGTATACTTTTAGATAGCGATAATCAAATAGATGAAACATACATAGACAAGATATACTCTCAAACTTGGGATAAAAAAACTATACTAGCCCCTGATTTTGCAAAACCGCTATTTGACTATACTGAATTCAGTGGACTTACTATATCTAAAGAAAATGTAGCTAAGTACATGGATAGGCCATTTTTTGCCACTTGTTTAAATTGTATGAATTACTTTGTTTCGGCAATGGAATATGTAAAGGTTTGGGATGCAAATACAGACCCGCATAGTTCTGATAGCATATACCAAAACATGAATTGGTTTAAGTCAGGCAATAAAATGCACATAGTTCCGGGTATGCAGTATGAGCATTTGGTTCACGATGAATCTCATTACAAGCTCAATTGTAATATAGACCCAGAATTTTATCAAAAAGTTGAGCAAGAACTTAGGAATATGAAATAAATTATTTACCTTAGTATCGCTTAATTCATAAATAAATGGTTAGTTGTTAAATAAGACATACCCCCGAAAACAAGACGTTCAAGCCCCCCTGCGTGAATTAAGCCGTCTTGTCGTAGGGGGCTTTTAATTATGGTAACATTTACAAATGCTGGAAGAATGGGTAATTGGTGCTTTGAGGCCGCAACAGCTATAGCTTATGCACTGAAGCACGATTTGGATTTTACTGTTCCGTCACATAGTGAAAACCCAAAATGGAATCCGGTATATTGCTTGCATTTGGTTAATCCAAAATATAACCCTAATTTAGAAAAGATTAATTTATGGGAAGGTAAGCATAGTTACGAAGAATTGCCATTTGATGAATCATGGAGAGATAAGAATATATCAATAGAGGGTTATAGACAAACGGCAAAGTACTTTGATGAATATAGAAATGAAATACTATATCTGTTTAATTTCCCGTATAATAGACAAGATGGATATGTCGCCTGCCATGTTAGAAGGGGTGATTATGTTCAATTGAGAGACAAGCATCCAGAAGTAAAAGTAGAATGGTATGAAAAAGTTATGGCTGAATTTCCGGGATACAAGTTTAAGTTTTTTTCTGATGACATTCAGTGGTGCATGGAGAACTTTAAGCACAGAAATGATTGCGAATTTTCTGGTAATAGTGATGAAGTATCAGATTTATTAGAAATGAGCTGGTGTGAGCATCAGATATGCAGCCCAAGTACATTTAGTTGGTGGGGAGGATGGTTAAATAGAAATGAGAATAAGAAAGTTATATTTCCTACATTTTGGTTTAGTCCCGGATGGGATGGCTTAGATACTAGCGATATTGTTCCACCTTATTTTATAAAAATGTAATTATGAGTGAATTTCTAATGTTTGATTTCCCGCACTTCTATCAAAGAATTGCAAAAGAGCTACCAGATGATTGCAAGGTTTGCGAAGTTGGTGTAGCTGATGGTGATAGTGCTTTATACTTAGCTCAAGAGCTTAATAGACTTGGTAAGAAATTTAAAATGTATATGGTAGATAATATGGATTACGGAAAGTATATCCAAATGAAAACTATTTACCAAAACATAATTAAAAGTGGATTAGGAGAATTTATAGAGGTTGTTCCATTTGGTAGCTTGGATGCCGCTAAAATGTTTAATGACGGGTATTTAGATTTTTGTTATATAGATTCATCTCATACTTACGAGGAAACTAAAAAAGAAATTAGAGCGTGGTATCCAAAAGTGAAAGATGAATACATTTTAGCTGGGCATGATTATAATGCAGATGAGGTTCGTAGGGCAGTGAATGAAGTGGTTCCAAAGGTTTTTGTACGAGATGATATTGGGGACAGAAGCTTTAATCCGGAAGATGTATTGCAATCAGAAGATACTTTAAATCATTTTGGAGTTTGGTGGTTTAGAAAACAATGGTATTTAAAACTAAATAAATAAAACATGAAAACAGCATTAGTTTGTGGCGCAGGAGGTTTTATTGGTAGCCACATGGTAAAAAGATTAAAGAAAGAAGGTTATTGGGTAAGAGGTGTTGACTTAAAAAAGCCTGAGTATTCTGAAACAGAAGCCGACCATTTTGTAGTTGGCGATTTAAGAAATCCTGAAGTTGTGAGCAGGGTTACATTTGCTCCTAATCAAATTGATATTTACGAGGGTCGTGGTTCTTTTGATTTGGTTATTCAAATGGCTGCCGATATGGGAGGCGCTGGTTATATATTTACTGGTGATAATGATGCCAACGTAATGCATAATTCAGCATTAGTAAATCTTAATATGGTGCATTATTGCACTAGAAATAAAGTAAAGAAAATATTATTCTCATCTTCTGCTTGTGCATATCCGGAACATATTCAAGAACGAGAAGATTGTGCAGCATTGAAAGAGAGTGATTGTTTCCCAGCAAACCCCGATTCTCCTTATGGATGGGAGAAGATATTTAGTGAAATACTTTTTGATTCATTTAGAAGAAACTATGGATTAGATGTTAGAATTTGTAGATTCCATAACATATTTGGACCTGAATCATGTTATAATAATGGAAAGGAAAAAGCTCCGGCTGCCGTTTGCTATAAAGTTGCATCTACTGAAGAAGGTGGCGAAATAGAAATATGGGGAGATGGTAAGCAAACTAGGTCATTTTTGTTTATAGATGAGGCTGTTGAGGGTGTAATGAGATTATTGGATGGGGATTATGTACATCCGGTAAATATTGGTTCAAACGAAATGATTGCAATTAATGATTTGGCTAAAATGGTTATTGATATTTCTGGAAAAAATTTGACTATCAAAAATGTAGAATCAAATGCAATAGGTGTTCGTGGTAGAAATTCAGATAATACATTGATAGAAGAAAAGTTAGGTTGGAAGCCGTCAAGACCACTTCGTGAAGGAATGGAAAAATTATATAGCTGGATTAATCAAAAAGTATAATATGCTGATACCATTAAAACCCATACTTGAGAAGTATGATATAAAATTAAACGGAGTTGCTCATGTTGGAGCTCATTGGGCAGAAGAACATGATGACTATATTGATTGCGGATTAAAGGGATTCTTATATGTAGAACCTATTAAAGAAGCATTTGAAGTTCTTGTTCAAAAATTTGCTGGAAACCCTAGTGTAAAATTGGAAAACGTGGCAATTGGCAGTAAGCCAGATATAGGGGTAATGTGTGTAGATACTACCAATCAAGGACAAAGCAATAGTTTATTAGAGCCATTTGTTCATTTAGAGCAGCACTCTGAAGTTATTTTTAACGGAGACCCGCAGGTAGTTAAAATAGTTACATTAGATAGCATAGAATTCCCTTCTTGGTATAATCTATTTATGGTAGATACTCAGGGGTATGAGTTAGAAGTATTAAAAGGTTCTGTAAAAGTATTGCCTCAATTTGATTTACTTTACTTAGAAGTTAACAGACAGGAAACATACAAAGGTTGTCCAATGGTAGAGGAGCTTGATGAGTTTTTATTACCTTTTGGATTTCATAGAATAGAAACAAAATGGGCATCTCATTATCATTCTTGGGGTGACGCAATTTGGATAAAAAAATAATTATGATAAATGTACCTTCAGAATTTACGCCAACGATAAATACTATTTATCCGTTTGAAAACCTTTTTATTTTTGAGGATTGGGTTACAAGGCAGTATATACCAAAAACAGAAAGAGAGTATTTGCCGATACAATGGACTGCGTATCATGTTAACAATAGTTACGGAAACGATAATCAAGCTATTGATAAGTTACAGAAGTATGTAGATAGTCTATCAAGGGATAAAAAGTATTGGACAATTTGCCAATATGATGATGGTATAATAGTTGACCTGAAAGATTTGGATGTTCTCCAGTTTAGTATGAGCAAAAAAATAGGTGTTGAAATACCGCTTCTTTGTATGCCACACTCTTTTGAATGGGATGGAAGAAAAAGAAGATTTGCTTCATTTATTGGAACTCACACACATCCTGTAAGAGAGCACGTTTTCAATATACTTAATCCTGATTATTATATATCAGACAGAGGGCATGACATTAACCAGTTTTGTGATATTGTATCAGAATCATTGTTCGGGCTGTGTCCACGAGGGTATGGATTAAATAGTTTTAGGATAGCAGAATGTATGCAGTACTTGACTATACCGGTTTATATATCTGATGAATTTATAAATCCATTTGATTTGGATTTTAGGGAATTTGGTATTTTAATAGAAGAAAGAGATGCTGATAGGATTGAGCAAATTTTAGGCAGTATATCTTATTTGGAAATAATAGATAAGCAAGAAAAAATAGGTGAAATATATAGACAGTATTATACATACGAAGGAGCACTTAATAACATAATTAAGATTTTAGAAAATTGAAAATAGCAGTTATCCACAATTTTGATTCTCATGACAGGTTTGATAGACTTATGCAAGAGTTTATCGGACAAGGTATAGGATATTATCAGATATTTCCGGCTATACATGACCAATATTCTGTAAAAAAAGGTATAAATTTAGCTCACAAACAATGTGTTAGGTTTGCAAAAGAAAATGGGCTCAAGGAAATATGTATAATGGAGGATGATGTAAAGTTTACCAATCCTAATAGTTTTAAGTATTTCTTAGAAAATAAACCAAAGGATTTTGATATTTATTTAAGTGGAATATATATAGGCGAAATTTTAGAAGATAATTCTGTTAAATCTTTTACTGGGTTCCATTGTTATATAGTTAATGAAAGGTTTTATGATGAATATTTAAGCGTTCCCGATGATGAGCATATAGATAGAGCATTGTCGAATTTGGGAAAATACTATGTTTGTAACCCATTTGCAGCCATACAATATAATGGATTTTCCTATAATACAAAAATGGATATGAACTATGATGATTTGCTTAAAGGTCGTGAATTATATTAAATTAATTTTTAAATAAATTATTTTGTATTTTTAACATAGTTTTAAGTATTTTTGGGTAACCTTAAATTTAGCATAGTAATGCAGCAACAAACGAATACGTATCCCAATCAGCAGATAGACCCAAGAGAAAAGGGTTACGATTGGATTTTATCTTATGTAAAGGCCGCATGGGGAGATTCACGTGGTTATGTTCCTAACAATATGCTCAATTTCGGTCAATCAAAAATGAACGAGATTAGAGAGTATGCATTAGGTAGACAAAGTACAACCAAATATAAAAAAATGTTGCTTGCTGATGAGCAGACAGATAAAAGTTGGTTGAATATAGATTGGACTCCGCCATCATTTTTGACTAAATTTAGGGAGATTGCTATTTCAAAATTGGTGCAAAGAAGGTACGATATTCAAGCATTTGCTGTAGACCCATTAGCTAAGAGTGAAGAAGATAAGTACTTCAATGAAATGAAGGTTAAGATTATGATGCGTGAGGCATTGAAGAAAGCTGGAGGGGAAGAACTTGCAGATAGTCCAGTATTAGCGCCAGCTCCGGGAGACCCGCAGGATATGGAGCAATTAGAAATGGAACAGCAATTTGGATATAAGCACGTAATGTCAATGGAGGCAGAACAAGCTGTGTCTCTTTCTTTTTATCAAAATAAATTTGATGACAAGAGGAAAAGAACTATAGAAAATTTATTTGATTTTGGAATGGGTGGATACACTCAGTGGATTGATGAAAATGGTCACGTAAAGATAAGAGAAATTAACCCTGAAAACATGGTATTATCTTATTGTTCTAAAAGTGATTTTTCTGATTTAGTACACTGGGGAGAAGTAAGAGAAATGTACATTGGTGATTTGGCTCCGTATTTTACGGCAGACCAAATGAATCAAATGGTAACATCGGTTGCTGGTAGATTTGGTAACCCTTCAAACTTTATGTATGGAACCGACTATTCTAAATATTGGAATAGATTTAAAATATTGGTTTTAGATTTTGAATTTTTATCATGGAATGATTATACTTATAAAGAAGAAGTAGATAGTCGTGGTAATACAAGATTTGGTAAAACTAAATATCAGGCTGCATCAAGAATGGCTGTTAATCAATTAGGTTCACTAGAAGCTGATTTTAATAAGCCAATGAATCAGACTGAAAGCAAAGGTCAAGCTGAACCTATTTTTATGCCTGTAACCAAAAAAGTTGTTTACAAGTGTAAATGGGTTGTGATGACCGATTTCATGTATGATTGGGGAATGTCTGAAAACCAAATTAGAAAACCATCATCTTGGTGGGACACTCAATTGAATATTCAGTTGTATGCTTGGAACTTCTATAAGATGCGTTTCGCTGGTGTTACAGAAAGACTTATTCCATTAGAAGATAAGGCTTGTTTAGCTTGGTTTAGATTACAGAATATGTCTAATAAACTTATTCCGTATTTAATCAATATTGATTTGAACGCACTTGAAGGTGTTGACTTCGGTGGTGGTGGAGAAAAAATGAATCCTACTAAAGTTATGGATTTTATTTTCTCAAACTTTGTTGTTCCTTACCGTTCAACAGATTTGTTAAGCCAAAATCCAAACTATAAACCAGTAAGCATTGAAGCTTCTGGTCAATTAGTTGTATTCGGTCAATTGTATGATGATTTGATGCGCACTATTGATTTGATGCGTCAGGTTTCTGGATTGAACGAATTAACAGACGGCTCTACTCCTAATGCAAGAACTCTAGTTCCTGTTGCAAATGCAGCAATGGAAAGTACCAACAATGCTCTTTACTTATTAAGTTTTGCTGACAAGCAATTAATTCAAAGTTTAGCAGACGCTGTTGTTGCTAAGGTTCAAATAGCCGTTAAGTTAGGTAAAGTTCAGGGTTATGCAAAATCTTTAGGTGATGAGACAATTAAGTTTTTACAAATTAATCCTAATTTATCTATACATGAATTTGGTATTTTCATTGAGGATGCTCCGCAAGATTATGAAAGACAACAGTTAATTCAAGAATTAAATATTCGTGATTCTCAAGGTTTAATTGAGCCGGAAGATAAGATACTTGTAATGAGCTGTCGTAATCTGAAGATGGCTTCAATGATTTTGGCTTACAGGATTAAAAAGCGTAGAGAACAAATGCAGCAGTTTGAATTGCAAAAAATTCAACAGCAGACTCAGGGTAACGCTCAGGCCGCTCAGATTGCAGAACAGGAGAGAAGAACTACATTGCAAACTCAATTAGAAGTTGATATTGCTAAAATAAATGCAGAGAAGCAATGGGAGTATATTATCCAAATGGGTAAAAAAGAAAGCGATATTCAAGAAGCTAAGATTCAAAGTGACGCAAAAGTTATTGCTCAAAGAATTTCAGCAGAAGCTAAAATAACAGTTAACAACAATAAAAAAGAAAAATAAGATGGAAGTTAAATCATTACTCAGCGGCAAAATGAGAAAAGGCTTACAGGATGCCCTGTATGTAGAACTATATCAATCTAACTTATGGAAAAGTTTAGCAAACCAGTTGCAGAGATTAGGATTGTTTGGTACTCAGAAGTATTTCTTGGCAGAAAGTGCTGAGGAGCTTACGCATTATCAAATGATTGTAGAGTTCATGAATGATATGGGTGATTGCGCAGATGTTCCTAGAATTGATGCAATTAGTGATAAAATTGAAAACATTGGAGACTCTTTAGAAATTGGCTATGAAACAGAATTAGAAGTTTATAATCAATATAAGAAATTCTATGAAATGGCTGAAGAAGAAGATTGTGTAGTAGCTCAATTTTTATTACAATTTTTAGAAATTCAAAGAAAGGCTGTTGGTGAGTATGGTGATTTGCTTGCTAAATATAAGGTAGCTTTAGATTCTAAAGAAATCCTTTTCTTTGATAAGTCAATGGGTAAAAATTAAATAAATTTATTTTTTTAACTAAATTTTATTATTTTCGTAACGAAAAACACATTTATGTCAGAACTAGAACAAGAACAACCACAAGAACAAAAACCAGTTTATAGAATGAGTACCGGTATTCCTATGCCTCAAGATGAGTTTGTAGAACCTGCCGCACCTATTCAAGCTGAAAGTACTGAACAAACAGAGGCAACTCCTGAAGAAGCGGCATCTACAGTTGTAACAGAGCCAGAAGCTCAGGTTGAAGAAAATGTAACAGCGTTTTCTATTCCTAATTTTGGTGATGAGCCTGCTGAAGAAGTATCTACAGAAACTCAGGCATCTGCTCCAGTTCAGGTAACTGATTGGAAAGAGCAATTAAAAAAGTCTGACCCTAAAGAGATTTTAAAAGAATTGGGTTATGATGAATTTGTTGCTGATTTTGCTGAGTTTAGAAAAAATGGTGGGGATGCATATAAGTTCCTAGAGGCAAAAGCTTTTGATTGGAATAACGTATCTCATACCGATTTAGTATTTGATGAATTGAAATTGCAATATCCTAATCTTAGCGATGATAAGATTGAGAAATTGTACCAAGCAAGATATAAGCAAAGTGATTTTGCATCTGATGAGGATAGAGAAATTGGATTGATTCAATTAGAGGCAGATGCGGAATTGGTAAGACAAAAAAGAATATATGAGCAGCAACAGTTTCGTATACCAGAAGTTAGTAGGCCACAAGAGGTGGACAACCAGCTTCAATATGCGGAACAAGAGCGAATTATAGCAGAACAACAACAACAAGTTCTCCAGTTTTTCAGGGAACATGAAGCCACAAAATCCTTGTTAGAAAGCAAAAGAGTTGCGATTGATTTGGGAGATAATGGCAGATTCAATTTTAATATTGATAAACCTGAAAATTTAATGGCAGTAGCGTTGGATGGAGAAAAGTGGCAAAGAGCTATTTCTGTAAACCCGCAAGAGGCGGACCCAGCAAAGCTTATTCCAGATGTAGCTAAATTGCAAAAAATTGCATTAGTTGCTCTTAATCCAAACTATGAAAAGGACCTTGTGAATTATGGAAAGTCATTGGGATTGAAAGCTATCATTGAAGAAGGACAAAACGCACGCAGACCTGTTGGTAGCGTACCTGCCCAACCCAATGAATCATTAGGTGAAGCTTTCGGCTCAAGAGCTAAAGTGACAACCTTCGGCAGGTAAAAATTAAAAACTTTTACTTAAAAAAAATTAAAAAGATTTAAAATGGCAAACAATTTAGGTAACATTACCAAAGCCTACGTCAGCGCAATTGACCCTGTGCTTGACACGAGAGAGATTAACAAGCTCGTTACTGATATTCAGAACGATGATGCTTTAACAGACATTTTATGGTTAGGCGATAGAAAGAAACCTATTTCTACTGGTCAACCTATTTATTACACTTTTGTAAACGAAGCTTTATTTAAACTTCTTGATACAACTGGCGGTACTGTAAATGGTTCTGGTACAACTTCTATCAACTTTACTTGTACTACTGCGACTTCAGGTCAAGCTCGTAAAGATGATTTAGTTCTAGTTCCAACTGGCGCTATCTCTGCTATCGTTACAAACGTAGTAACAACTTCAGGTGTTGACACTGTATACATTAAATCTGTATCTGGTGCTAACATGACTTTAACTGCTGGTGATAAATTATCTTTATTCTCAGTAGCAGTTGGTGAAAACTCAGTAAGTCAAACTAACTTACGTTTTGGTTTAACTAAGTACACTAACAAGTACCAAATTTTCCGTGAAATTTCAAAAATTACAGACGTTCAAAACGCTGCAACTATTGAAGTTGAATTTAACGGTCAAAACAAATTTATCGTTAAAGACCACCTTGAAAAAGCAATTTTACTTAAGGGTAAAATCAACGCTGCTTTCATCGCTGGTGATATGTCAGTTACTACTTTCAGTGACACTAACCCAATCCTTACTGATGGTAATACTTCAGGTAGCGATGGTGGTGGACCAGTACAAACTACTCGTGGTTTGAACAAGTACATTGAAATGTACGGTAACACAATTGTTAACGGTACTTTAGGTACAGTACAAAAAGCAAACATTGATGATGCTCTTGATACACTTATCGCAGCTAAATCTCCTAAAGATTATTTAGTATTCGGTTCAAGTGCAGTTAAGAGAGCTCATGACACCTATTGGAAGGCATTAGGTTCTTCTGGCGTACAATCAGTTCGTATCGTTGTTGACGGTAAAGAACTTGATTTACAAGTAGACAAAGTAAGTTACGGTGGTTTCACCCTTAACTACATGGCTATGCCAATCCAAGACCAACCAGTATTATTCGGTCAAACTGTAATTAACAAATGTGCATACTATGTTCCTTACAACAACCGTGTTAAAGTACAAGGTGGTGGATATGATTCAGCAATGCGTGTAAGATACGTACCAGCTCAAACTAAATTCGGTAACGATATGATTGGTGAAATCCACAGTGGTGCAATTTCTCCAGTAAATCCTAACGGAGATGCAATGAACTGGACTTGTTCTTGGACAACTGCTCAAGGTCTTGAGTGCTTAGGCGTTCAACACTTCTTACGTCAGCAAGTTTTATCATAATTCTTTGTAGACTAAATAATGGTAGGCCGTTGAAATATACGGCTTACCTTTATTATATTTTAAATCAAAAAACACATATATGCAAGTAGTTGGAAAATTCAACGGAATTTCAGAAGAATTAAAGAGAGCTATTCCGCCGTTAGAGCCGGGGCAATCTGTAACTTTTGAAATGCTTACAGGGGTTAAAAATAATGACCCAGATGAGAAAGAAAGACAAAGAAACCCATTGCTTTACCCAAAAGCTAATATCCCTACTAGAGACAGGATTAAAGACCCTTATTTAGCTAAACAAGGAAAAGATGCATGGGTAGATGTGGTAGTAGCTGATTGGTGGGATGGAGAAAAGCCGGGAAAAGAAAGATTTTTTATGCCGGGTGTTAGTGACGGTTTAGGTGGATTCCAATTCACAGGCCGTTTTGCATTAGTAGGTGGTAATCAAAAAGATGAAGAACTTTATGAGTACTTAATGATTTCTAACTACAACAGAGATAGTATATTAGGCGAAGCTAGAGATGCTAGTAAAGCTCCATTATTTGGTGTTGTAAATCAAAGAAAATCAAGTCAAAAGGCGCTTCAGGGATTTGAAATTTTAAAAGAAGCTGTAAGTATTATTTCTAAAATGAAGCCAGCAGAAGCTCGTAAAATTGGAGCAGCTCTTAACTGGAATGAGTTTACTGATGATGAAGTAATCTTAGCTGAAGTAGCAAACTTTGCTCGTTCTAAGCCAGATGAATTCTTAAAGGTTTATTCAGACCCTTCTAAAGAAATCAAGTCGGCAGTAAGACAGGGCTTAGATAATGAAATAATTTCATTTGATATGGCTACCGGTAAGGTTTCAATTGGTTCTCAAGAAATCACTACAATTTCAAAACAAGACAGAGGTAATGTAACAGACGCATTGACTCAATTTATCCAAACTTCAAAGAATGGTAAAGAAGTTCTTGCTAATATTGAAAAACAATTAAATGATTTAGCTAAGGCTTAAAATTTAATTAAATTATAGGAAAAAAGCTCTACCATAAAAAAGTAGGGCTTTTTTTATTATTTAACATTTTTTTGGTAGTTTTGGTAAACTTTTTTATTATGCCGTTTACACAAAATTTCGCCGCATCTCAGGTTATATCAACCCCAAATTTATTGATATTAGATGATACCAGTACAGGTTCTGATGCTGCTATTACAACCAGAAGGGTTTATATGCAGAAATCAGATGGTACATACTTAGTTGAAAGTGGTACAACTACAGACTATGAAGTATGGTCATTAGCGACTGGTAATACAATTAGTTTTAACGTGTTAGATAAAGATTATGCACTGAATATTACAGTTGAATGGAGGGACAATACAAATGTCTTATATAGTAAGACGGTTACGTATTGTTTTTCTACGTACGCAAAGATTTATAATACTAAATTATCTAAAGCTCAAATATCTACTCCTGAAAGATTGGATGGGGATAATTGGCTTTCTACAAAGTTTGCTTTAAATACTTACATCCGTGCAGCAGATGATGCAATTTCATTAGGTGCTGGTATTGCAATTGCGCAATTAAGTTTAAATAAAGCAAAATACATTATTGACAATCCTAAATTAGTTTACTAATGCCAACTACAGCAGATGTTATTGATATAGCAAAAGTTTCAGCATCTTTAGCAATAAGAGATATTGAACTAGGTAAAGAAACAGATTTGAATTTACCTAAGAAGTTGCAAATGGAAGCTGATATTTTGGAATGGGTTGATGATGTGAATTACACAGGTATCAACCTTGTAGGTTTTACAGAGTACGTGTATGGTATGTGTGGTGGTTATGCGTATGAAGCAGAAGGTATTATTGGAACTGGTGGTATAGTTGTTAATCCAAGCAGCGGTGGTTCTACAAGAACTATTGAGCAATACTCTAAATTCGCAAGCGGTGGTTCTACTACAATCACATTCTCTGAAGCAATTGATAAAGTTCTTCTTTATGCAAGTAGAGGTGGTATTGATGTTGGTGAAATTATATTTAGCGGAACTCCAACGGGTAATCAGGTTAAGTGGGATACTAATACAGGAACATTAACAGTTGCATCAACTGTACCATTCCAGACAGGCGAATTTGTGAGAATATTAGTTATCTAATAAAAAAAATATTAAAATGGCTATACAAGGTTTTTTTACCGGTGATGTTAAGATAAGAGATTTAAACGGTGTATTAAAAGCCGTAGATGGTATTGTAGAAGTAGCAACTGATGCAGGTACTGTTACAAGTGTAGGTATACAAGTTGGTTCAACAGGAACTGACGTGAATGTTGCGAATAGTCCCATTACTACAAGTGGGAATATTACATTAAATTTACCGACTGCATCTGCAACCAATAGGGGCTTATTAAGTTCAGCAGATTGGGCAATATTTGATGCAAAGCAAGGAAGTATTACTTTAACAACAACTGGTAATAATGGTTCTGCTACTTTAACTAGCGGTACTCTAAATATTCCAACATATACTTTAGCTGGACTTGGTGGTATTAGTTTGACTTCATTGAGTGCATCAAGCCCTTTATCTTATAATAATACTACGGGAGCATTTTCTATTCAAGTAGCAGATGGTTCTCAAAATGGTTATTTATCATCATCTGATTGGACAACTTTTAATAGCAAGCAAAGTGCATTAACTTTTAGTTCTCCATTAGTAAACACCGCAGGTACTATATCTATTCCTGCTGCAACAAGTAGTGTAAATGGTTATTTGACCTCTACAGATTGGGTAACATTCAATAGTAAGCAAGGCGCTATTACACTTACTACAACAGGTTCAAGTGGAGCAGCTACGCTCATTGGCACAACTTTAAATATTCCTAATTACAGCGGAGCATTAACGGGATATGTTCCATATACAGGAGCTACTGGTAACGTGGATTTAGGAGAATATGGTATTTCTTCAGGATATTTTCAAGCTGATTTAACACCATCAGGTACTTTGCAAGTAGGTAGGATGCAGTGGAACTCTACTGATGGTACAATGGACCTTCGTTTGATGGGTAATAATGTTACACTACAAATTGGTCAAGAACAAGTAGCGAGAGTAGTTAATGGAACAGGGGCTAACTTATTAGAATCAAATTATCAGGCTGTAAAAATAATAGGTGCTCAGGGTCAAAGACTTCAGGTAGGATTAGCAAAAGCCGATAATGATGCTAACTCAAAAGATACTTTAGGGTTAGTAACTGAAAATATAAATAACAATCAGGAAGGTTTTATTACCGTTTCTGGATTGGTTAATGAAATTAACACAACAGGTTCGCTTCAGGGTGAAACTTGGGCGGATGGTGATACATTGTACTTGAGTGGTACTACTTCAGGAGCTATTACAAATGTAAAGCCAACAGCTCCAATACATACTGTAATAGTTGGTTTTGTAGTTTATGCTCATGCAAATCACGGTAAGATATTTGTAAAGATTGATAACGGATATGAACTAGAGGAATTGCATGATGTTGCAGCTACTCCTTATGTTAATAAAGGTGTTTTATACAGAGATACTGCTACCAATCTTTGGAAGTCAGCAACTATTGGTACGCTATTAGGATATACTCCTGCAAATGCGGCTACAACTTTGACTATTAATGGAACTGCTTATGACCTATCTGCAAGCAGAACATGGAATGTAGGAACCGTTACTAGCGTTGGAACTAGCGGCCCGCTTACAGGAGGTACAATTACCGGAAGTGGAACAATAGGTATTACTCAGGCAGGAGCTTCTAGCGATGGTTATTTGAGCTCTACTGATTGGAATACTTTTAATAATAAACAGGCAGCAGGTAGTTATATTACTGCATTAACAGGGGAAGCTACGGCTTCAGGACCGGGAAGCGCAACTGTGACTTTAAGTACTTCTGCGGTTACAGGTAAATTACTTACAGGATTAAATTTAACAGGTGGTGGCAGTATTGCTGCTACTGATTCTATGTTACAGGCTTTTGGTAAGGTACAAAATCAAATATCAGGATTAGCTGGTGGTGTTACTTATCAAGGTACATGGAACGCATCTACCAATACCCCTACATTAACAAGTTCTGTAGGAACTAAGGGATATTATTACATAGTAGATGTAGCAGGTTCTACCAACTTAAATGGTATAACTGATTGGAAAATAGGTGACTGGGCTATATTTAATGGCTCTACATGGGATAAGGTAGACAATACAGATGCGGTAAGTTCGGTTAACGGGTTTACAGGAGCGGTGAGTTTGACTACTTCTAATATCGCAGAGGGAACAAATTTATACTATTTAGACTCAAGAGCAAGACTTGCTTTAAGCTTTACGGCAGGTTCGGGAGCTTATGATAATACTACGGGTGTTATTACAATCCCAACAAATACAAGTCAGCTTACAAACGGAGCAAACTTTATTACCCTTTCTTCGTTATCTGCAAGCTCACCATTGAGCTATAATAATGTAAGTGGGGCTTTCTCTATCCAAGTGGCTAATGGCTCTCAAAACGGCTATTTAAGCTCATCTGATTGGACTACATTTAATAGCAAACAAAACGCTTTAACTTTAACTACTACAGGTTCTAGTGGGTCATCTACTTTAGTAGGTGCTACTTTGAATGTTCCTACGTATACTTTAAGTGGTTTAGGGGGTGTTCCGACAAGTAGAACACTTACTATTAATGGGACTTCTTATGATTTAAGCTCAGATAGAACTTGGTCAGTTGGTACTATTACTGGTACTTTAACCACTGGTTATGTTCCAAAAGCAGCAGGTTCTACATCATTGTCCGATGGTTTGTTATATGATACAGGTAGTGCTGTTTTAATTGGCACTCAAACTGCTAGTACCTCTAAATTCATGGTATATTCTGCAACAGCAGATAATCACTATCAGGCTATTGGTTCTGC